AGTCAGGAATTATGCTTGTTCGCGTCTGGCAGAATGATTATGATTTGATTGATGAGACTATTTTAAACGCTGGTGAATATACTAAAGTAAAGCCAGGCGTGTATCACCAATTTGAGTGTATTGAGCCAGGTGTGGCATTTGAATTGTACTGGGCAGAATTTAATCATAGCGATATTGTAAGAGAAACTGTAGGTTATAAATGATTTTTACGAGTGAAAGTGTTAGTGCAGGTCATCCAGATAAAGTTGCAGACCAAATATCAGATGCATTGGTAGATGCAGGATTATATGCAGGAGATCAAACGACTCGCGTTGCAATAGAAACATTGGTTACAACAAATCATGTAACTATCGCGGGCGAAGTAAAGAATTATAATGTAGGATTTCTTAAAAGAGCAGAGATTGTCCGTGATGTTATAAAACAAATAGGTTATGAACAAGAAGGCTTTCATCATAAAAACGTAATTATAAGTGATATGATACATGAGCAAAGTGATGATATTGCATTAGGAACAGATGATTTCGGCGCAGGCGATCAAGGCATTATGTTTGGATATGCTTGTAATCACACAAAAAGTATGATGCCAGCACCTATTCATTTTTCGCATGAGATTCTAAAAGAATTAAAGAAAAAACGAGGTGATATTCTAGGCCCGGATGCAAAGGCACAAGTGAGTGTTGAGTACAATGGTCCTAGACGCGATGGTAATATTAAACGCATTGATCAAGTTGTTATCAGCACTCAACACACTGAAGGAAAATGTGACAATGCACGAATGTTATCTAAAGCGGCAGCTAGACATGTATTAGGAGATTTGATTGATGAAAATACTAAATGGCATCTTAATCCCACTGGTAATTTTGTTATCGGTGGTCCAGATGGTGATGCTGGCGTCACTGGACGTAAGATCATTGTTGATACCTACGGGGGTTTTGCTCCTCATGGCGGCGGCGCATTTAGTGGAAAAGACCCTACGAAAGTAGATAGAAGTGGTGCTTACATTGCTCGTTGGCTTGCTAAGAATATTGTAGCAGATCAAATGGCAGATTGGTGTAATATTCAGCTATCGTATGCGATCGGAGTAAAAGAGCCTACTAGTATATACATTGATAGTAACGGTCATAATAGATCGATAGAAAGATTTATAAGAAAAGAAATTGATTTAACACCAAAAGGAATCATTGACAGATTTGATCTTTTCAACTATAATAACTATAGTGAAAATTGTGTATATGGTCATTTTGGTGATAAAGATGTACCATGGGAAAAGATTGGATGGTAGTATGACGAACATTAGTATCACGACAGAGCCGACAGGTAGAAGTCCAGAAAATAAATATTTCTTCGGCACAGCTACAAACGAATTATGTACTAAAAGACCAAAATATTGCAAAGTTGGTGATCCTAACGAATATAATCAATTTTCTGAAAGAATGAAACCTATGGGCTTAATTCAAGGAAAAAAGCAATATTCATATGGAAAGCGTTTATGTTTTGAGACTGCTGGTATTCGTTTTGAGGTCTATACTAATGATGAGCGCCATGAACAGTTTGTTAGGAATATGTTTACTGTTCTTGATAAAAGTTTTGGTCACTGGGTGCCAGACTGGACAATCTGGCATAATACTGAAATAACAGTTCCTGATCCTAGAATTTTTGTCCACTTAGACAAAAAAGAAATGCTTATTGCTGGTACTACATTTTTGGGAGAAATTAAGAAAGGCGTATTTGGAATTGTTAGTTTTGAACTTCCAAAACGCGGCATATTGCCTATGCATTGTAGTGCCTTCACATACAACGATACAACTAATTTGATGTTTGGTTTGAGCGGCACAGGTAAAACGACATTAAGTAGTGATCCTGATTTTCGTCTAATCGGTGACGATGAAATCACTTGGGACTATTATGGTATAGAAATGATCGAAACTGGCTGCTATGCTAAAAGTGAAGGACTTTCGGAAGAAACACATAAGACAATTTATGATGCAGTAGCCCTTGCAGAGAGTCGAGAGAATCTAGTAATCGAAAACCCAGGTGTGCCTAACGCAAGACTTAGCTATCCACTAGATTGTGTTGAGAACGCCCATAGTCCAAAAGATGAGTTAGATCATCCGACAAATATTTTCTTCCTAACATTTGATGCGGAAGGTATTTTACCTGCTATTAGCAAAATTAAAGGCGACACAGTAAAGCTGCTTTTCGAAACAGGATATACAAGTGTTATGCCTGGAACAGAACGCGGTATTAGCGAAATAACAAAAACATTTTCACCTTGCTATGGTTCGCCGTTTATGCCGAGACCAGTTAAAGAATACAGTGAATTGCTAATGCAAAAAATCAATTTAAATGATTGCAATGTATATCTTGTCAACACTGGAATGAATAGTGCTGGAGAAAGATTTGATCTAAAACTTACAAGGGAAAGCATAAAGACTGCTATTGACAATAAACTAGACACTGCATATATTAAAGTCGATGATATTAGCTTTTGCGCGATTAAGTCATTCGGAAAATATGCGTCAAGTGAGTTGATGCCTGCACATTATCAAGGCGCGGAGTATAAAGCAAAACTGACTAGATTGATAAATGAATTGAAAGATAACAGAATATGATACACCACATTTTCGATGTTGACGGCACACTTACTCCAAGTCGTGGTAAAATAGATGAAAAATTTAGCCCGTTCTTCTTTGATTTCTGTACATTGAATAATGTATATCTTGTTACAGGTAGCGATGTACAAAAAACAAGGGAACAAGTTGGAGAAGTTATTTGGGGTATGACAAAACGCAATTATCAATGTTCTGGTAATGATGTATGGGAAAGAGGCAAAAATATCCGTAAGGGTACAATAAAACTGCCTGACACGATATGGGGATATCTGAATAAAGAGATAAGCGAGAGTGAATTTCCTGTTAGAACTGGCATTCATATTGAAGAACGACCCGGACTAGTAAATTTATCTATTGTAGGCAGAAACGCAGGTCAACGCGCTAGAACTCAATATATTCATTGGGACAATCATACGAATGAGAGAAAGAATATAAGTGAACGATTGTCAAAACTTTTCCCCGACTTTGACTTTAAACTCGGTGGTGAAACCGGTATTGATATTACAGTCAAAGGAAATAATAAATCGCAAGTATTGACAGATTTTGAAAATTGTGATATAATAAACTTCTACGGTGATAAATGCGACTTGGGCGGCAATGACCATGAGATTGCTCTTGCAGTACATGACCGGGGCGGCAAAAATGCTACATATCAAGTAAAAGATTGGAAAGAGACTTGGGAAATATTAAAACAAAAATAGGAATTACAGCGTCAACTTTTGACCTATTACATGCAGGTCATATCACAATGCTACGCGAAGCTAAGACAAAATGCAATCATCTAATTTGTGCATTGCAAGTCGATCCATCTGTGGACAGACCTAACAAGAATAAGCCCATACAAACTTTAGTCGAGCGGCACACACAACTATCTGGAGTAAAATATGTCGATGAAATTATTCCATATCAAACTGAGCAAGATTTAGAAGATATTTTGAGTATGTTTCCTATTGACATAAGAATAATCGGCGAAGAATATAAAAGCACTACATTCACTGGTCGTCAAATTTGCGCGGAACGCAGCATAGAAATATTTTATAATAAACGAGACCACAGATTTTCATCCAGCGATTTAAGAAAGCGAGTAAAAGATATATGATTATTAATGGTGACTGTATTGAAGAAATGCAAAAATTAATTGACCAAGGTGTTCAAGTTGATTCGGTAGTTACAGACCCACCATATCACCTACAATCTATCGTAGACAGATTTGCAAAAACATCTCTGAGCGATAACACCAAGACTTCAGAAAGAGCGAGAGGTCGTAGTGACGGTTACGCGAGAATGTCTGCTGGTGGTTTCATGGGTCAAGAGTGGGACGGTGGCGATATTGCATTTCGTGCCGAGACTTGGAGACTTGCTTGGGAATTATTGAAACCTGGTGGACACTTACTTGCATTTTCGGCTTCACGCAATTATCATAGAATGGCGGTTGCGATTGAGGATGCTGGATTTGAAATTCGTGATCAAATGATGTGGTTGTATGGTTCTGGATTTCCTAAGTCTCACAATATTGGAAAAAATGTTGATAAGACACTAGGTAATGTGGGTAAAAATGAATGGGAAGGTTGGGGTACTGCATTAAAACCAGCGCACGAACCAATTGCGGTAGGTCGTAAACCATTATCCGAAAGTACTGTTGCTAAGAATGTATTAAAACATGGCACTGGTGGTATCAATATTGATGAAAGTCGGGTACCGCATGTTACGGTTGGTGACGGAAGCAATCTTGCTCTAAATTCACATTTGCGAAAAAGCATTAATGGCGGCAACGGCGGTAAAATTATTTCTACCGAAACCGACCGACGAGTGGTAGTACCAGATGTATCTGGTCGTTTCCCTGCAAATGTAATGCACGATGGTAGTGATGCTGTTACGAGTATATTTCCACAACAAACTGGTAAAGGTAAAGTTATTGGTTTTGGTGACGAAGGTTCAGCCGCTCGTTTCTTCTATTGCCCAAAAGTATCAAAAAAAGAACGTGGGGAAAATAACAAACATCCAACAGTCAAACCACAAGAGTTGATGAAATACTTAGTGAGACTTGTCACGCCTAAAGGTGGTACTGTACTTGATCCATTCATGGGTTCCGGCTCTACTGGTATGGCAGCAAAAGACTTGGGGTTTGACTTTATTGGCATTGAGAAATCAGAAGATTATTTTAAAATCTGTCAAGAAAGAATTGAACAGATAAATCCATTAAGAGAATTTTTAGACTAGACAATCATTATAGAATGTGCTATAATGAACGAATATAAACACAGGAGAACTATATGTCGGTAATGGACAAACTCAAAAAGAACTCAAAACTAAAGAATACTGAAGTTCTTTCGGAGTCTAAATTTTTTAATAATAAAGAGAAAGTTTCAACATCTGTACCTATGATCAATGTTGCGCTTTCTGGATCAGTAGACGGCGGTCTTACTCCAGGACTGACTGTACTAGCTGGACCATCTAAGCATTTTAAAACTTCATTTACGCTGCTAATCGCCGCGGCGTATCTAAACAAGTATCCTGATGCTAGTATGCTATTCTATGACTCAGAATTTGGCTCACCCGCATCTTATTTTGAACAATTCGATATTGACACGAGTCGCGTTCTGCATACGCCAATTACCAATGTCGAAGAATTGAAATTTGATCTAATCGGTCAGTTAGAGGGTTTAGACCGTAAAGATCGTGTTATAGTTGTTATTGACTCTATCGGTAATCTTGCATCTAAGAAAGAAATGGAAGACGCAATCAACGAAAAATCTGTGGCTGACATGTCACGCGCAAAGGCACTCAAGGGTCTATTCAGAATGTGTACGCCATATCTTGCTATGAAAGATATTCCTATGATTGCTGTTAATCACACATACAAAGAAATTGGTTTGTTTCCTAAAGATATTGTATCAGGCGGCACAGGCATTTATTACAGCGCAAATAATATTTGGATCTTAGGACGCCGTCAAAACAAGAAAGGTACTGAGATTCAAGGCTATGACTTTGTTATCAATGTTGAAAAATCTCGGTTCGTCAAAGAAAAATCTAAGATACCAATCAGTGTAACGTGGGAAGGTGGAGTAGCTGCTTGGTCTGGACTGTTAGAGGTCGCACTTGCTGGAGGCTATGTTGTTAAGCCGAGTAATGGCTGGTATAGTTCTGTCGATATGTCAACTGGTGAAGTATCAGAAAAGAAAGTACGCGAAGCAGGCACACTGGAAGAAGATTTCTGGAAACCTATTTTTGATACTACAGATTTCGCAGAGTTTATTAAAAAACAATATACTATTGGTCACCAGACTGAAGTAGATTTTGATGATTTACTAGAAGGAGAATAATATGGCTATAACTTCACATTTGATCGAAAATGATCACTACGAATTAGTTCCGTCGAAAGAGTCTGACGATGCTTGGAATATTAGATTTTTGAAAGGGGACTACGTTGAAAGCGTAGTCTCCATCGGAACTATTAAAGTTGGTGAAGAAATTCCAGGTGGAGATGATCATCAACTTACGTTTGATTTTAATGTTTCGTATTCTCCTGACGATACACTTACTGAGGATGATGAGGATTTTCAAGAGTACGTTGGTAAAATTTTACTGCATATTATAGAAGATAGTATAAAAAGATCAGAAAATAAGGTTGACTAAATTACCTATATAGTATATAATGTAAGAATATCAGCAAGAGGTATTATTGAATGACTAACCCAGACTATCCAGTTTACATCATATCTAAGGGTCGATCTGATTCGATGGTAACATCCAGATCACTCGCCCGTATGAAAATCCCACATTATATTGCAATTGAACCTCAAGACGAGGACGATTATGAAAAAGCACTAGATGCATTTGCAATTAGGGACTATGTTACATTATTGATTGCTCCGTTCTCAAATCATGGTGACGGACCCGGTCGCGCTAGAAACTGGTGCTGGGACCATTCAATGACTTTAGGCTTTGAACGTCATTGGGTACTAGATGATAATATATCTGACTTTTACAGATTACATGAAAACAAACGTATTAGAGTTGAGACTGGTGCAATATTTAAAGCAGCGGAAGAATTTACAGATAGGTATACTAACGTCCCTATCTCTGGTTTTCAGTATCGTTTCTTTATTGCGCCAAATCAAAAGTATCCCGCTTTTGTTAAAAACACAAGAATTTATTCATGCTTATTAATTGCAAATGATTGCAAGCATAGATGGCGCGGAAGATATAATGAAGATACTGATATTTGCTTGCGAGTACTGAAAGACGGTGACTGTACTATTCAATTCAATGCTTTCATGCAAGGCAAGTTAGCTACACAAACACTAAAGGGTGGCAACACGGCAGAATTTTATCATGCAGAAAATACAGATCAGAAAAGTATCGTGACAGGCAAAGATTTGAATGACACTGGCTATAATAGCTTAGGCACTGCTAATAAATCTCAAATGCTAGTTGATATGCATCCAGACGTTGCTAGAATAGCTTGGAGATATGGTCGCTGGCATCACTATGTAGACTACTCTCCTTTTAAAAAGAATATGTTAAAATTTAGAGAAAACTATGTGCCGATGAGCGGCAATAACGAATACGGTCTTAAACTTGTGAGTGATGAAAAATATAAACTCCGAAACTATAAAGGAAAGAAGGATGTGTGATTTTATCAGCGATACTGTAGTGCAAGATAAAAATAGAAAGTTCTTTCAACCAGATTGTGATATTTGCGGAAAACCAAATGCAGCCCAACAACTTAATGGAGACTGGGCTAACGACATTAAATATGGATCTCCTAGATGGCGCATTTATGTCGATCCTTTAACAAAACAAAGATATCATGCGTGTGGTTGTTGCCATGAACTTATTCGACCTGGTAATAAACCAACAGATACAATAGTACACTGGAAAGAGGTAATTAATAATGTCAGATGATAAAAAAGTAGAAGAATCTGGACAATATGATAATTTTATGGATCATATGGGCGAAACAATAGCAGGCACTGCCTCACTTGCAGATTTTGTCGATATTGAGGATAATCGTGATAACTGGGAAAAACACTGGGTTGGTATGCCTACTTACACTCAGGAACATAATAAGACATATAAAACTGTTATGATGCATTTTCGCAATGCTGAAGATTATAAAGAATATTGTGATTTGATTGGTCAAGCCATGACTATGAAAACGAAAAGTGCATGGTATCCCGCATTAGACCGTGAAGCAAACAGTCTGTTACGTTGGATAGAAGATGATTGAAAAGATTTATATACCTACAGTTAAACGAGTTGATAATCAAATAACTTATAATAGCCTCTCGGACTCTTTGAAAAAGCGTGTTGTTTTTGTAGTACAAGCTTGGGAAAGAGAACAATATAAATATGATGCTGAATATCTAGTTTTGCCCGATTGGCTGACATATAAGCATCCACATGCTATTGCAGAAACTAGAAGTATCATATATCAGCATGCCAAAACAAGAAAATATATGATGGCGGACGATGATATGGTTATTATTAGAAGAAATGAAAAATATCTTGGATTGCCGTCTAATATGGAAAAAGCAAAGCGAATAGCTACTTCAGATGATGTGGATTATCTTTTTGAAAATGCATCAAAAATCTTAACTGATAATGACGATGCTTGTTACTTAGGAGTTTCTTCGGAAACTTTTGCTCCTCTACCACAAGCTGTCACAAAACTTCAGGCTATTTATCAAATTTGGTTTATAGACGGAAACAAATTATATGATACATTTTGTGACAATAAAAAATTATTGTCAAACACAATGCACACTTCGGACGATACTCTTTTTAATATAGTCATGGCTACAAATGGCAAAGCTGGTTGGAAAATGAACGATTTTTGCGCTAAAAACAAAAGTATCGATAAAAAAGCAAATATTGGTTCTGTTCTATGGGATAATAATAAAGACGATCAAGCCCGACAAGATCAGCGTCTTTTATCTGAAATGTATCCAAAATATTATAAGATAAAAGATGATGCAAAACTTGCATATAGGGGATTAGTACTAAAGGCTAGGTTCGAATATAAGAAAGCCTATAACGATGCACACGCCTCGAAATTAGATAGTTTTCTATCTTGACCTGTCGTAAAAAATATAGTATAATAGACGTTTAACGAAGGAAATAATTTGAGTAATATAGAACAAGTAATTCTAAAAAACATCCTTACAGATGAACAGTATATGCGAAAAGTTTTGCCGTTCGTGCAAGTGGAATATTTTGAGGGTGTTTATAAAACTCTGTTTGTCGAAATTGGTAAATTTGTTGCAAAATATAATAAATTACCTACAGCGGAAACTTACAAAATTCAGCTAGACGAATCTGGTTCTCTTACTGAAGAAAATTACAATCAAGCAATAGAAGTAATACCACAGCTATTCGATAAAGAGAAATCAGATGAGGAATGGCTCTTAGATCAAACTGAAAAGTGGTGTCAAGACAGAGCATTATTCAATGCAGTTATGGAGTCGATCAGTATTATTGACGGCAAACATAAATCTCTCACTAAGAACGCACTGCCTGAGATTTTGACAAAGGCTTTAGGCGTTTCATTTGATACGAATATCGGACACGACTATTTGGCAAACTTTGCTGAAAGATATGAGTTTTATCATCAAGATGAGGAAAGACTGCCATTTGATCTTGAATATTTCAATATCATCACGAAGGGTGGTCTACCAAGAAAAACACTAAATATTATTCTTGCTGGCACTGGTGTTGGTAAATCTCTGTTTATGTGTCACCAAGCAGCGGCAGCATTAACAGACGGTAAGAATGTATTATATATCACAATGGAAATGGCAGAAGAACGAATTGCAGAACGTATTGACGCGAACTTGCTAAACGTACCTATTGCGGATCTCACAGAATTGAGTAAAGAAAATTTTGCAGAGCGCGTTGCGAATATCTCTAAAAGAACGAATGGTAAACTAATTGTAAAAGAGTATCCCACAGGTCAAGCAAATACTGCACACTTTCGAAATTTACTTGGTGAATTAAAACTGAAAAAATCGTTTGTGCCTGATATTGTCTTTATTGATTATCTAAATATATGTGCATCAAGTCGCATGAAAGGTATGGGAGGG